TGGGATCTCTTCTTTGATGGCGTATGCCAAGCATTCCTTTCTTTCGATACAACCGCCGCATATTCTGCGAAGGTTTGGGAGGCGCTCTGCCTCTTCTGCTTTCCCTTCCGGGAAGAAATAATCAGGATCGCCGATTTCGGCGCAGGCTGCGTGCTCGAAGAGCTGCACGAATGAAAGATGCTCTGTGGTTCTAATCATGGCGCTTTACCCATTGCTCTAAATTCTCAACGACCCAGGCTTTCTCAATGCCTGCGTTGCGTCTCTTAATGATGACATATGCCGGTGGAGTTTGCTCTAGTCCTCTGGCTTTTGCATAATTGTTTGCTTCTGTCGTGGCTTCTTCCCAGAACGCCGGGAGTGCGATGTTCTTTCGGTTCTTTAATTCCAGAATGTATGTCTTGCCTGCAACGATCGCGACGATGTCGCCTTCGTCTTTGCTGCCGGCTTTGGTCAATCGTTCAGCGATCGCGCCAACGGAACGCAGCCATCTCATTACATCTGTTTCAAAGAGTGCGCCTTTGCGTCCGTTTGGGTTTGCCATTTACTTTACTATTTCCAATCTTGGCGTTACTGGTTCTCTGATGGCTCGAACAGTGATCAGGATCTGCTCTGCCAAATTCAACGCTTCGTCTTGGCTCATGTTTGCAATAAGTAAAGCTGTTGGATCTAGTTTCTCGCGATGTTTGGAATATCGATCGAAGCCTTCTTCTGTCTTGAGGCTTTCAACTTTGCCGTAATCGGTCAAGTCTGCGATGTAGTCTGGGTGGACTTCGTTGCCGGTTTCTTCTATCAAATCAAGGACGGCATCTCGTTCTTCTAAATAAATCGCTAGGCGTCCTTCATTGCCATGAACTGAGAATAAAGGCTCGCGATATTTCATTTGCGGAGCGCCTTTGTGATCTTGAGTTGCTTGCTTTCGTATTGCATCGCTTCTCGGATCTGTTCTTCGAGTGGGTCGTTCTGCCATCGCAATAATAATGCGGTGATAATTCCTGCCGCTGCGATCCCTGCTCCGATTATGAGTTGTACTTCCATCTTTCCCCCGATCTTGTGGCGCTGTGCCTTGTTGTCGCCAATTGTGGGGGCTGTGGGGGCTATTTGTGGGTTAGCCACGCCGTTGCTCCGCCGGGGCGCTGGCGCTCACGCTCAGTTTGCCCTGCCTGTGGATAAAACTCACAAGGTTCAGGCGCGTTGCTGTATTGCTTATTGTATGGACAAGCCCTAAGTTATGGGTGTGGGCAAGAGGGGAAACTCCCCGAGGCCTACGGGGGGTAATAAAATGTCAGTCCAAACTCTTGAAGATGTAATCGTCGAAGCCGTTACCGAGCTTGCGATCTCTGGCGAGTGCGATGTTCCGGTTGATAATAGATGGAACGGCGCTGATCTCGTTTCTGCTGGTTATTACGAGAAGGTTCCTTATGCCAGAGGTTACAGCATGAAGAATGGCGTGCGTCTAACTGTGGAAGATGAAAGCATTCATATTTACAAGATTGAGAACTGGGGAACTTCTGCTCATGTTCAATTCTCTGGTGAGATGGTTTCTTCTTCTGTATTCGTTGCGATCGTGAAGGAGTGGATCTAATGTCTCAGCGTCTATGGGTTTCTGATAATGGCGATGTGGTCTGCGAAGGTCACACTGGAATGTATCTTCGTTGCGCAATTGAAGCGAAGCCGAAGGCGGTCAAGCATCGCACTCCGCTTGGTAATTGGGCGCTCTATTTCACGCATCTTCTAGGTGGCGAGAATCTGGTCTGCGAGACTTGCGTTCCCTGGAATTCTCCTGATCATCCTTCTAATAAAATGAAAGCAGGTGCATGATGAATTGTGGATTCTGCGCTAAGCGCATCGGAAAGTTGATCGCAATAATTCAGGGCAAAGAAGTCCGTATCTGCCAAGTTTGCAATCAAAGATGGCAGTTAGATGTAAAGGTGGTCGCATAATGTCTTGGTATAAATTAGTTTCCGATACTAAGGTTGCAGGCTTGCCTGATTGCGAGGCTTGCGATGGTCGCTGGCAGGCGATCTTCAAGAAGCAATATCAACTTCCAAATGGCGATCGCTATTGGATGGATGTCTGCGTCTTCTGCTCCGGAAAGAACCGCGATTTCGAGGTGAAGTCATGAGCAAGTTATCTGATCTTTATTGCGTATTTTGCGATGGGCAAGTCACTAACGGATCACATTGCGTGCCTTGTTGGGAATATAAAGGCGTCGTCACTTTGGCGGAATATATTGAAATCAATGGGCATCTGCCCCGAGTCAAAGAAGAGGTGAAGTCATGAAAATGGATTCAAAGTTCGTGCGTCGTCGTCGCGCAGTGGCGATCGTGATCGGCTTGCTCCTGCTTAGCCTGTTCACATATGCCACTCGCGATGTTTGCTGGACTGGTTCTGGCTATGGCTCTTGCTCTGTAATGATTGACGAGGTGATCTCGGATGGCCGTTAAGAAGGCGCGTTCGGTTCGGGTGTCCGATTCCCTGTGGCAAGCGGTCAAAGACAAGGCTGAAAGCGATCAGAAATCGGTCAGCGAAGTCATCGTGGATGCTCTGAAAGCTTACGTGCGATGAATTGGTGGCATCTAATCTCTGCGCCTTTGGCTGGCATCCTTGCTCTGGCTTATGGTCGTCGGATCTGGTTCTGGTTTGCTGTGGGTTTATTCTTTGGATTCTGGTCTTTATTGATCGTGCTTCTGCCTAGAAAGGAGTTGCGCGTTCCCACTCTTCCCGATTGGTTCCTTGTCTATTGGGGCAATCGGGTCATTGCAAAGGAGATGCGATCTATCCGGGATCCATCCGATCTCCTTTAGCGAGAAATGCCCCCCACCGCCTGTTTATTGGCTGTGGGGGGTATTTTCATGCCTTGAGCGCCCTAGCGATTCCTTCTTCTAGGCTGATCTTTGGCTCGTAAATCTTCAGCATCTTCGTGGGGTCGCCTACTCGGTATTCAACTCCGCTTGGCTTTCCTGGGTGCTTCTTAATCGGTGCGAGGTATCCCTGCGCCAACATGATCATCTCTGCAAGCTGGATGAATGAAGTCGGTCGCCCGGTGCAAAGGTTCAAGGTTTGGATGTCGTTTGTGATCGCTTCGAATGTTCCTGCGACCACGTCGTCTATGTGAATAAAGTCGCGCACTTGCTCGCCTGTTCCCCATACTTCAAATGGGTCAAGTTTGGCTTTGCCGCGTGTGATCAACGATGGGAATGGGTAATCCATCGCTTGGTCGCTGCCGTATCCGCTAAATGGGCGCAGGATGTTGACTTTGATTCCTTCTGCTCTGGCGTATTTTGCCAAAGTCTCGCCGGTCAATTTTGCCCATCCATAACTCAAGTCTGGGGTTCGAATGTGGTCAAGGTTGATGTCGCCTTCGCGAAGGCGTTGCTGGTAGGCGGCTCTCTGCAAATAGATTGGGTAAGCCGCCGAGCTGCTGTAATAGACGAGGTGCTTCGGCTTGGTTCTTACCGCCCACTGGAACATGTCGCTGTCAATCGCGAGGTCGCTGGCAACGGCCAAAGGGTTCCCTTCAATCGTGGCTCTGCCCCCGACAATCGCGGCGAGGTGAATAACGACGTCGTATCTGGTGTCGTCCTTCTTGAAGAAATCTCTGCAATCAATGCCGTTTGCGATGTCGATGCCGGTGATCTCATGGCCTTTGTCGTCTAGTGCTCTGTGGAAAGCGCGGCCAACGAAGCCGGCGTCTCCTGTTATCAAAATCTTCATGCGAGCCATTCTGCCAGATATTTGTCGCTTCCTGATTCGCCCTTTGCCATCGCCTGGTCAATGCTGAAGACGAAGCGATCGTCTGCTTCAAGGGCTGCCCCGATGTGATGCAGGCTTGCCTTCTTTGCGATTGGGAATGGGCGGCGTTTGCTCTTGCCTTCTACCGGGCTGTCGTATGTCTCATCGTGGATCAGGGTGCTGTCCTTGATCAACGGCCAAATGTAGGCTGCCAGCCAGTCCTGGTCTTGCGTGTAGTAATTCTTGGCCGCTTCTGTTTCGTGCAAATCTGCCGGGATTGCCCTGGTTCGAGCTGCGAACATGCCGGCGCTGATCTTGTAATTGTGGCCTGTGGGGTGGTCTTTCATAATGTGAAAATCAAGGCCGCTTGCTAGAAACTCTTCGTGTGCGATCCGTTCCCGGTGCGTCAGTCTGGCGTCTGCGTCGCGGCTGAGAACGACGTCAAAGTCCTGGTCTGCCAAAGCCTGAAATCTCCAAAGTTTGGCTGTGTGGTCTTCTGGCCCATCTTCGTCTACGAGTTGCACGTGGGGGAAGAGCTGCAATGTTTGCTTGATGGATTCCGGAACGCTTGACCCGGTGTAAAAGCGCAGGGTGTATCCCTTGAAGTGCCTGGTTGCCAGAATTGCGTTCTTGATCGCGCCGATCGTGTATCGCTCTTCGCTGCCGTATAACGAGTAGGCGATGAGCTGCTTCATGGCTTCAGTTTGCGCTTTAGCAATTCGTAGGCTTCGCTCTGAATGTAATTTTGGTAAGCCAGCGCGTCGAATGCGTATATTTCGTTTGCGTTGACTTCTTTGTATCCCTCATCCCATTCGGCTTTGCCGGCGATTGGGTGCATGTGCTCTACAACGACGGCGTCAATGTAAGTCAGCGCTCCTAAATCCTGGCCTAATTTCTTCCAGAAGTTGTCGAGGTATAAATGCTTCATCTTTGGCGGAACCATGCCGTCTAGCGCCTTTACGATGTCGCTTGTCATCGCGATCATGGTTGGGAGTCGCTCGCCTTGTAGTAGGTCATTGCCGTAGGCCATTGACGGCCGCTTCTGCATCGCCTGGATAAGAAGTGCATCCCACCCGGCTGTGCGTGGGCGGTGGTCATCGCCTAAGAATGCGAAGTATTTATATTCGCCCTTCTTTACGATCGCACTGGCTGCCTTGTTGATTGGGTAAGCCATGCCCCGAGTTTCGTTCTCAATTGTCATGCACTTATCTGCGCCTACTTCAAATTCATAGGCATCGTGCTCTGGGTCATTGGCGTCAATTACGAAGAGAATGTCTGAATGTGTGGAAAGTTTGTCATGCTCTGCCAATAGTTCGACTGCGTTGCGTGGGCGTCCTCTGGTTGGTACGAGGATAATCATTTCGTTCATTGATTCGTCGCAATCTCGCCGGCGATCGCTGCGTATGCCGCTAAATCTACGAAGGAGTCTTCTGTCTCCGTCTGCATCAAACGTGCGACTTTAACTAGCGCCATGCATATCGCCACTTGCTGTGGGGTTATTTCGTGCTCCAGATATGTCGTCCATAAGTCTGCAATTCGGCAGTGATTGGTTCTTGGATCGCCGTAGATGTTCTGGCGGTCTTTGGCTGTGAGTCGAGCTGCTTCTTGAAGAATATCCCCCCGATTCATCGACTACTTTGCTCCGCGTCCGAATTCGGTTGCTCTGGGATCTATCGCCTTCAAGATTGGGCCGGCGACTGCTGCGATTCCTGCTGCAAGGTATTCCTTGAGTGGGCGGTTCGGATCTGCAAGATATAGAGCTGCGACTGCTGCTGCTCCTGCTCGCAGATATGTCATTGCGATTGCTTCAAGCTTCTTCTTATCCATTTGTTATCTCCTTGAATTTAGGGCGGCCAAATCCTACGATAAATACTGGCAGAGATGGTTGAACCTTGCCGCGATTCTTCTTCTTGTATGCGCGTATCTTCTGGCAAACTTCGCCGCCGTTGCGCTGGTCGCCCTTCTTGTCTGGCGCTGTGTTGCCTTCGATTGTGGTGACTGTGCCGTTGCCGTTATTGCTGATCACAATTCCAACGTGTGAAATGCGATCGAGCGCGTCTCCGGGGAAATCAAAGAAGACGATATCTCCTGGCTGTGGTTCTGCTTGCTCTGCAAGTGTCCAGGCGTTCTTGTCCATGAAGCCTGTTGCTCCTGCTGGCGTGTATGTGCAGTTTGGGATTTTGATTCCGGCTTGCTTTGCGCACCAGTTGACGAATGCTCCGCACCAGGCTTGCTTTGGCTTCTGGTATTTTGTTTCGTTATCTGCTGGCCCTTCGATATAGCCGAGTTCAGATTGTGCTACTTCTAGAAACTTATTGAGTTGGTTCACTGGCTTCCCCTTCTTGCTGCTGCTTCGGTTTAGATTTTAGCCCATTGGCGCTGAGTATTCCTGCAAGCGTGCCAGTCAGAAAGACGCACAATGTGGAAACTAGATCGATAAATGCGGCATCGTTTGGGGCCTGCGCCATCGGCTGCGTAATGAAAAGCAAGGCGTATAAGAGGCTGAAAACGGATCCGGCGAAAACAATCGCCAGGATGACGCCGATCGTTACGATCAGGCGTGCGTGAAGTTCTTCGGGCGTAAAACGCTTCCTAGCCATTCTGGGTATCCACTTCTGGGAGAAGGTCTTTCGTGCATTGGCCGATCGCTTCGCATTGCGGTGGCTGGCACTCTGCTTTCTGCCAATTCTCATATTGCTGGCATGGATATCGAACCCATCCCTGGTATCCGCATCCGCTAAGGCTTGCGACGAGCGCTGTCGTTAAGAAGCAGGCTATAAATTTCATCTACTCTGGTTTCCACTCTCGAAATTCTGTCGCTGACTGAGCTGCCCCCGTTTGGTTTCAATTCTGCAAGGTAATGCTTGACGAGCCATCTGGTTATTGCGATAAAGGCTCCGGCGATCGTAAGAATTGAAACGGCCAGAGCTGCGTAATCCTGGGCGGTCATTGGTTTACTTCCAGAATGTAAACGAGGGCGGTTCCGGTATTGGTTACGGCCCATACTTCTGTCGTCGCTGGCAGGTGCATTATGTCGTGGCTGTTGTTGTCGATCTTGGCTCCGTTTGAAGTGCTGACGGTGTTATCTCCGCCGATCCAAATATTGCCAGATTCATTATGAATGTGGACTTCCCTGAAAATGTTGCCGGTTGCGACGATCTTCGTCGGGCTAGTCGTTACTGTCACTTGCGATGTGCGCACGTTTCTCTCCTGGTTTCTTCTGGATCCCCGATGCTTCTACTTCGTCGACGGCGTCGTCGATCGTCCGGGTTGGTTCCCGGGTGCAATCGCCTTCTGCGTATCCCATTTATAGGGCGGCGATCTCGTCTTCTGTCAGGCCAAGAGCTGCAAGTTTGGCCCGGGCTGAGGCTTTGGCTGCCGCCTTCGCCTCTGCTTCGGCTGCTTCTTCGGCTTGGCGAGCTGCCCACGCTGCGGCATCGGCTTCGCGCTGTGCGATCTCTTCTGCTGTAAGTGGGCGCTCAGTGACTTCGCCGGTTGCGCAGTTGACTTCGATTGCTGTTGGTGTTGTCATTCTGATCTCCTTATGATTTGAGTATGCCGTAAAGTGAAGCGGTTGAGTATTGAACGAATAAGTCAGCAGCTCCTGGCAAGATTTTTATACTTGTTATTGCTGCTGTTCCAGTCCATAAAGTTGCAACCAAATACATATATGCAGTTGTGGAGTTAGTTTCGCCTAAAGAATCAACAGAAACTGATTTTTGATTACTAGAGGTGTAATTTGGAATGTATGCTTGACCGCTTCCAAATGTGTTAGCAGTTTCGCTTGAACCAGTCATGACACCTAGAAGAATTGATGTTGTAGAGGTTGAATTGTTAGATGCTGCACTTGTGCCATCTGCATACAAACCGCGATATCTATAATTTGCAGCTGTATCACCATTAAATTGCATAATTGGATTTGGGAAACTTCCTGTATTTTTACGAAGAGAGAAAATCACTTGCAGGTCTGTGTAAGTGCTAGGGATCGACGTAAAGTCAATAGATGATGCTCCACCTGAACCAACGGTTACGGTGCTGCCAATTTGGATATAAGTGTTAGCCATTATGCCGCCGCGATTCCGTATAAGGTGAAAGTTGAACCTGCTGGAATGTTGTTGCTTGAGGTTGAATAAATCTTTATAGTGTTAATTGCTGAAGTGGAACGCCAAAGACCGACAATACCAAAAGTTATAGTACTAGAATCATTAAATCTAGAAATAAAAGTTTTATAGGTTGTAGTATTTTTATAGTTTTGAAGCGAAACAATAAAGTTAGTCGGTACGGTTGCTGAATTGCTTATATTTCCTAAAATGCCAGTATTGTTGCTAGCCTGGCGATCACTACCAGCGGAACTGCCATTTCCATAAACTCTAGTACTGGAATAATTAGAGCCTGTATCTGCTGACCCATTACCTATTTGAATATCAAAGTTTGTGGTACCTGCCATTAAATTACCGATTAAAACTATATCTGTGTACGAACTGCTCACGCTCGTAAAAGTATATGATGCCGCTGCGCTTGGCATTGTGTGAGTCGCTATTGGTTCGTAAGTTTTAGCCATTTATTTAATCCCATACAAAGCGAAGGAGGAGTATTGCGTGAATGTACCACCAGAGTTAATTGCTACGGTAGTAATTGCAGAAGTGGAACGATACCCACCGCTGACTAAAGTAATCTGACCGCTACCGTTTGAGTCTGTACCGTTAAGGGTTCTGACGGTTTTGTATTTGTTAGTATCAGAGTAGTCCAATATGTCTGCGATGCTAGGACTTGGATTACTGGTTGAAGTAGGCGTTAAGAAGTTTTGCAATATCCGAGTAGTGTTAATGGAGCTGCCTGCAGATGCGTTCGAACCGTCACCTGTTAGGTTGTGCATTGAATAATTGTTTCCAGTATCGCCGTTTAGAGTTATGTTGTACTGCAAGCCTGACCCGAATATAAAGCAACGCACCTGTAGATGTTTATATGTGCTTGGGATACTGCTAAAGGTAATGTTTGCCTGACCGCCACCGCCTACCGTAAAGGTAGCAATAGACTCATAATCGCCGGGCAAAGCGGCAACGGCCGAAGTGAAACCATACGCACTCGCGGCTAATCCGCCCCTTGCTCCTAGTATCGGTGACATCAATTCCCCTTATGCAAATTTCGTCTGGCTTGCGAATACTGTGTAGGTCGGCGTCGCCGCTGTCTTGACGACTGTGTAAACGTAGGCGTCAATACTTGAGGCGTTGCCGGCGGCGAATGCTGTTCCACCCTGGTACTTCGGTGTTACGGCGGATCCGTCGATCTGCAAGGCGCTATTGTAGTAGGCGGTTGCGCCGTTTGTAACGAGATGGGTCACTGTGATCGCATCGCCTACGGCCAATATTGAGCTGAGCGTGGTTCCTGAAGCGCCCCGAATGTTGAGCGTCCAGTTTGCGCTGGCGTTGCTGGTGTAATAAAGGACGCCCTGGGTTACTGCGTCGTAGTTGATCGTTCCTGTAGCTGCTGTGGCCGATACTGTGGTGCGCTCTTCTGGCGCGATCATAACGCTGCCGGTGTTTGTGGCGTTATTGATCGCAGGGCTGGTTAGGGTCTTGTTGGTCAGGGTGTCTGTGGTTGCGCGTCCTACGATTGTGTCGGTCGAAGTCGGAAGGGTCAAAGTGCCGGTGTTGCTGATCGTGGCGATGATCGGAGTCGTCAGCGTCTTGTTGGTCAAAGTCTGCGCTGTGGTCAGATCGGCTGTTACGGCTGTGTCGATCGCAACGGTTGGAATTGGCCCGGTTGCGCTTGAGATGCTGATTCCTGCGCCGGCTGTCAGCGCTGTAATATCGCCGGTTGCTCCAACCCATGAGGATCCATCATAAACTTCTAGGCTGTTTGTGTCTTGAAGATATGAAACCATGCCCTCTGCCAATACTCCGCTTAGTGCGCTGGTTCGAGCTGCTGAAGATGCGAAAACCATCACCGTCTGCTGCATCAAATAAGTATTTACTTGCGCTGCCGTCAAGACGTCGCCTGTTGCGAATAACTTGTAGCCTGCTCCTGCCATGATATCTCCTTGTTAGTAACTGAGAACGCCTGCGACGCCCAGAATTCCTTGTGATTCGCTGTCGAGAATAAACGCCTGGATGATCGGTTCGCTCGTCAGTATCTTAGTGGTGAATGTTGTCCTTGTTATGTCGTGTTGCAGTCCTTGCACGAATAATTCGCTGGTGATCGATGTCAATCCAGGCATGCTCTTTGTAACATTGACCAGGTCAAATATCTCTAGGTCAATTCCAGCGATGTTTCTAGCGACTTGTCCGTCGTCGACAAGGTTGAGCGTCATTGAATCAATGCGAAGGGTTGCGTCCTTGCGCGATTGCAAGATCATTGTTGCTTGGTTTAGCGATTCTTCATCTGTCTGGACAAGAATGCCAGTTCTGGCTCCTGAATGGATGAAGTAGTTATCAATTGAAGTCTGGCTGGTTACGGTCTGGTTTGTGCCGTTTAATCTTTGAACCGAGACGTCATTTACGATCAGGGTGTCGTCAAATGCGAGGTCAATCTGTGCGTATCCGATTCCTGTGCCGTCGTCGCTGAAAACGACAGGCGTAGAGTCTGCGTACTGGCTTACTGTGGTTCTGGAGTAGAAGGTTGCATTTCCTTCTGCGTCTAGGAAGAAGCCGCCAAATTCGCTATTTTCTACCGTCTGAATTGCTTCGAGGACTGTGCGATCTGGTGTTCCCGGATCGGCCTGCATCGTGCTGTCGCCTGGGTTGATATCTCTTTGCGAAGTTGGCCAGTCGACAACGTCTAGAAGTTTGTTGATTCGCGTTCCGCTTAGTTGTCCTGCTCCGGTATCTGGCACTGTGGTAATCGCTGCGTTATTGAGAAGGCGGAAGCCGTCCACGCAGTTCAGGATCACTCTGGAAACTTCATCGGCTCCAAGTGCGAAGGTGGTGTCGTAGCTGGTGATAAATCCTGAGAAAAGGTAATAGCGGACGCCATCGTAATCTGCAAAGATTCTAATTTTGCGCAAGGGTACAAGTTTGCCGTAGTAGGGGCCTGCTGTGTTAGCCGGGTTCCAGTCTCCGGTGTCGTCCTTGATCTCAACGACGGCCGTTCCTGCTTCAAATTTGTTCAGGATGCGGTTTCGTCCTCTACGGATCGATGATCGCAAGATGATGTCAGAAATGTCGACCGAGTCGTCTGCGTCTGCGAGCTGGCCTGTTCCTAGTTTGCCCTTGATGGCGTCGTCCAATGTGAAGGCCGTAGAAATAAATGCCGGGCCGTTCACGAAGTCGATTGTCGCGCCTAGCTGTGGAATGCCTGCCATCAGAGTTGGATCGCTGTCTTCGTGATCGCCTGGCCGTTATTCTGGCCCTGAAGAATGGCGTTGCGGATCGCGTTGACGAGGTCGCCTTCGCTGGTAACGCTGCCGTTTACAACGATATTGACGGTTGATCCGCCCATCGTTCCCATCCGGTTGAGTGGAATTACGGCTTCTGGGCCTGCTTCGCCGATCAAGGCTGCTGTAGGGCTGTTAACGATGCCGCCGTCTGCCAACATCGGCATCCGGTTGAGTTTGTTGATCAAGCCCTGTGTGGTGAAGTTGCCGCCGCCGGTTGATGGCACTGGCACTGGTGTCGCTGCCTTTGGAGCAACTGGCCCGATGAAGCCTGGATCTCCTGGCTGTTTCGCAGTTGGAGATGGTGTTATGTATGGCTTGAAGCCTGGGGGTAGTGGCGTTCCTGTTACCGGTGCTGGTGTTACTGGCGCTGCGATCTTGGCTCCTGAAGCTGCAACGTAGGCGTTGAGAGCTGTGAGCGCGTCTTTCCATGATTTTTCTGCTTGGTTGCCGGGTGTAGGCCAAAGGTCAGAAGGTGTGACGCCATCCGAGATTTTCTTTGCGTAATCGGCGACTTCTTTGTTTGTTAGCCCCCACTTGGTTGCAAGTTTATTGATCTCTTCATCTGAAAGTTTGCCGTCATTTAGTGCTGCGAAGAAGTCAAGATAAACCTGCGCCTGTGTCTTTGTCACTCCCCATTGCGCAGCGAGTGCATCGACTTCCTTTGTGGAAATCTTTCCGTCGTTAACTGCGAAGATTGCGCTGGTGTATGCAATGACGGCGTCCTTGCTAATTCCCCACTTCTGGGATAGGACGATTACTTCTTCTGGTGAAATCTTGGAGTCTGCAACAACGCCGAGCAGATCGGTGTATCGCTTGATTGCGTCGTTTGCTTTGAGTTGCGCTTCAAGGTTTGCCAGAATTGCTGTGACGCGTGCTGCTTCCTGGATGTTCGCTTGCTTTACAAGGTTGAGGCGTGCCGCTTCAAGTTGGATCGGATCTGTTTCGTTTGTTGGTTTGACTTTGAATTTTGCCAACGCTGCGAGCGCCTTCTGTGTTGCAATAAGTTTGAGGTCTGCTGCTGTGAGCGCCTTTGTGCCTTTTCCTGCTTTGCCAAGATCAACGTTGAGGCCTTTGAGTCCTTTTAGGAAGTCGTCGGTGGTTCCGTTTAATCCGTCAAAGGAGAACTCTAAATCTTCGCCGGCTCCTTCCATCTTGCTCATCTCGCTATTTGCCTTCTTGGTTACAAGATAAAGGCCGCCGAGTGTGGCTGTGAATGCGGCAACGCCTGCGACGGCTGCTGCTACTGAAATTCCGCCGGTGGCTGCGGCCTGTGCCGCCGCTGCTCCGATTGCTGCTGCTCTGATCGCTTGGTAAGCCTTGACCAGTCCTTGTATCGCTGTAACGAATGCGATCACTTTGCCTGCTACAAATGTTGCGGCAAATATCGCGCCAAGTGTTATGAAGACTTCCTTATGCTTTGCTACAAATGCAAAGACTTTGAAGATGGCAAATCCGAAGCCGACGATGGCCTTGATTGCCTGAGTCATAACGGCGACGAGTTTGTTGCCATTCTCTGCTAGGAATGTTTGTATCGCTGGGATGACTTTGGTTATCATCACTGTGAATAATTCTTCAAGCACCGGCATCAGCGCTGTGCCTAGTGTTTCTTTGGCTTCGTCAAATGCGATCGCCAAGCGCTTCATTCTAAATTCAAAGGTGTTTGCTCTGGTTGCTGCTGCTCCACCGAATGTCTTTGCGGTCAGCGCAAGTACGGCGTTGAGGTCTTTGGATTTGACCATCGCATCCGTAATTGGCACGCCCAGATTCTTGAGCGCCTTGTAGTTTCCTTGCAGCGCCTTTGTTACTGCGTTTGTCGCTGCGTCAAGGTCAACGCTGCCGCCTGCTGAAACATCAAGGGCCAAGCCGAGAAGTGCCTGGGCATCTGTAACGCTGCCGGTTACTGAGGCGAGTTTCGCTAACGCCGGGCGAAGATTGTCATCGACTTCTCCGAATGTGCGCTGGATCTGGTCGATCCATGCTTCTGTTGAAGCGATCGCTGCGTCGGTTGCTCCTGTGGTATTTCGAAGCGAATTGGCAAGAAGCGCCTGGGATTTTTCGTCTGCGATCGCGGCCTTGACGGAGTCAATTCCTACTTTGATCGCGAATGCTGCGCTGGCCGCTGCCGCTAATCCGAATGCCTTGCCTACTTTGCCTGCAAATTTGTCGAAATTCTTGCCGAGCTTGTTGATATCTCTGGCTGCTGCCTTGCTGCCCTTGTCTGAGTATTGGGTAATAATCCGGGCGGTTACTGCGCCTATTGCCATGCTCGGTTATCCCTTCTCTTTGTTTAGATTGGCTTGCAGGGTCTTCTGTGCGTCGTCCATCGCTGATCTAATATTTGCATAAATCCGGGGGCGGTCGCGGTCAATAACGGCCCATATTCCGCGACTGGCTTTGCGGAAGCGGTCATTCAGGTTGCCGATCATCTTGCGTCCGGTTCCTTCGCCTGGCGTCCTGCGTCCTGCGACTTCAAAGATAACGCCGGAGGCGGTCTTGTTTAAGAGTGCGCCTGCGCTGGTGGTGTAATCTGACCGCACGCGGCCTTCTGCGCGAGTCTTGATGATGCCCTGGCGAATTGCTTGCGGATCCCATGCTGGCCAGCCCTGCCCACCTCTGGTGGTCTTGCGTGGGTTCTTGGGGGCAACTGATCGCCAGCCACTCATTGGCGGCTTGTCCGGGATCTGGTCTTTGGCGTTATTTTCGGCTAGGCGCAGCTCGTCGTTGATTACTTTGTTAAGCCGACGAGCTGCGTCCTTGTCGAATTTCTTCAAGGCGGCGGTGGTTTCTTTGATGCCGCTAATTGCAACGACTTCATTGGCCATGTTTGTTTGCCGCCTTTGCCTTCTCCTTGAGATAGATCACGATCGCTTCAAGTATGCCGTCTGGTGCATCCAATAATGAAATCGGATCTATCCCGGTCTCCACAGAAACTGCTGCTATTGAATAGGTCAGGCTATCTCTGTGGATTCGGAATTTGGGTCTGTGTCTAGTTGCACTCCTTCGAGCGTATCTAAGAACTCTGGCCCGAACGGTTTCACAACCACTCCGTTTGCTCGAAGTGCAAGCCAACCGAGATAGTAGATGTGTTCGAGTTTCTGTTCTTCGCCGATGAGTTTTGCTAAGCCTTTGCCGTACTTCTGCTCGAAGTCGACGATGATGCGTGGGCGTAATGAGAACGTTTTTTCCACGCCATCAATCGTCTTGACTTTGATATTTAATCCATCCATCTTTTCCCCCTACTTTCTTTATGTTGTTGTCTTCGTAATTGCGCCGGAGATCGGCCAAGTTACAGATGCTGTTGCTAATTCGCCGACGGATCCATTTAGCGGAGTCCATTCAGAGACAAGCGTAGAGAATTGGTACTGCGGATTTACTGTTGTTGTTGTTCCTGCTACTGGCTTTGCAACGACTGAGACTGCTGTTCCGAGCAACGGATAGATTGTTTGCTCGACTGCTGATGTTGCGTAGTCCTGATGAAATTCAAACGTCACAGAATTGTCTGCAAGACCGGCAACACGTGTCTTTGCTGTGTTTCCGAACGCAGTGGTTTCGACGATGTCGTATGTTGAATTAAGCGTGATGCTTGAAATATATGTACTCAGATCGGTGCTTCCGAATACAACGGATGCGTTTGTTAGTACAAGTCTTGCCATTATGCGACCGCCTTCGTGATTGCTCCGGTTACTGGCCAAGTTACAGATGCTGTGGCCAATTCACCGACGGATCCGTTTATCGGAGTCCACTCTGAAATAATAGCAGAGCAGGTATAACTTGGATTGAATGCGCTGGTGCTTGAGCCGTTTGGCTTTACGATCACTGCTGATGCTTGTCCGAGAAGTGGGTAGATTGTCTGCTCTACTTCGCCGGTTGCGTAGTCCTGGTGAAATTCCAGGGTGATTGAGTTGTCTTCTAATCCAGCAACACGTGTCTTTGCTGCTGTTGATGAGAATGCGGTGGTTTCAACGATGTCATATGTTTCGTTGAGTGTTACTGACGCGACCAAATCGCTCAGATCCACTCCGCCGACGGAGATAAATGCGTTAGTGAGAACTATGCGAGCCATTATTTAGTCGCTCCTTCTTCTGTTTCGGTTTTGATGGATGGGTTTTGTGGTGCTGTGTTACTTGCTTTGATGTGGTTTCCAGCGATCAGGGTTTCTGCGCTGATTCCTGCATCTTGCAATTCTTTAGCGGTGATTGTGTCACCTTTGATTTTTCCGCAGACTTCTCGGTTTGAGATTACTGTGTATGTCATTTGGTTCTCCTTATCCCCAGATTGTTAGGCGGTATCGGTACGAGAGAAATGTATTAGATTGCGAGTCGTATGTGCCGGACTCTGCGCCGATCACTCGCAATGTTTGGCATGTTCCGCCGAGCGTTCTATCTCCTTCTATCGCTGCTTTGATGGATGTGGCTCCTGTTCCTGCAAGGTATCCATCGAGCTTGTCCTGGCCTGCTCGCTCTGAGAAGCGCTGGACGATCACATAAATGTCGACGTTTGCCTGGTCTAATCCCCGGGCGTTATCGATATCAAATGTAAAATCTAACTGGCCAACGATCGCGCATGGCGGTGTTACTGGCTCTGGTATCAATTCGTAAACGCGAAGGCCCGAGATGGTTTGGAGTCTTGTCTTCAATGCATCGCGTACTTGGCTTGGTTGCATTGGCATTATTTGGCCAGCCCATTGTTCTTGCGGAATGGTCGAAGCAAGGCTTCAACGTCTGCATCGAGTTTGGCTGTGAGGCGCACTGTGCCTAAGTCCGGGCTTCCTGCGATTCCGAATGGCGACTGGCGGCGTGTGAATAATCGAGCTGCTTGGATCAAAGTTGCCATGTTGATCTCGGCTGGTGTTGCTGTCCATCCCCAGACGCCAGTGATTCGGCATGCCTGTGGCAAGTAATAAGGCCAAACGTAGCGGCCGATGGCAAGGATGCGATTTACTGGCCAGCCGCGCTGTGGGTTATTTACTGGCTCGAGCATGTAGTCGCTGGTTGACCAGACGGTATCCCATGTCTGGTTGAAGTTGTCGTCTGTGGCTACTTCGGTAATTGAAACGCTATCGTCCATGTTCATCGTCCAGGGATCGAGTGGGGTGTAATAACGGGCGACTGGTGATTGCGTGGTTCCGTTGCGGTAAAAGAAGCGCCCGGTGTAATCGTCGATCATTCTGCTGGTTGCTGTGATCGCTGCTTCAAGTGGGGTGTCGTCCACGCTGTCTGTGATTGCAAGTGAGGCCTTTAATTCGGCCAGGGTGCAATAGGCATTAGTTAGGGCCACGCTTCGTCCTTCTTTCCGGTTTCGGCAGCATTGCGCGTTCTAGTTTGGGATCGGCGGTTGCTGTTTCCTTTGCCGGCTTGCGCCGGGTCTTCTTAATCTTTCCAAATATCATGATGTATCTCTTCCATCCAGAAGCTCTTCTGGTGCGGCAATATGGCGGCGGTGTTGACGTGGATCGTAAATCCGAGCGCCTTTGCCCTTCGGCAGAATAATAAATCTTCGCCGATCCATTCGCCGTTTACTGGCCCATCCCAGAACCAGCACCAGTCTTTGCCCTGGTTTGGATCTGCAACTTCGCGCATCTTCTCCAGAACGCTCCGGTGAACGAGCAGGCATCCTGTTCCTGCTGCGTCAATTTCGAAGACTGCGTTCTTGTCGTATTTGTAAAGTGGAAGGAAGCCCTTATCTGAGTCCTGGAATATTGCCGGGACTGGCTTTGGGTAAGGCTTGCCTGGAACTCCAAATCCTGCAAAGACAAGGCCTGCGACGATCGGGCGGTCTTTGTCATGGGCTGTGTCGATCAAGGCGTCAAATGCTGCGACGCCGAGCTGCTCATCTGAGTCCAACATAAGAAGCCAGTCGCTGGTGGTGTTATCCAGAAATTGTTTGACCACTCGGTTGCGTTGCTTTGATAAAAGTCCGGAACCCTTAATTCTTACAAATGGCCCGAGCCTACTGCTCCTTGCTTGCGCAAGTTGGATCAGTGTGTATGCGAATGATCCGTTTACGGATCCTGGATCGCACGAGCCGATTGTTACTTTGTGTCCTGTCTTCATTTGTTTCCCCCTGTTTAGAAGTGTAGGGCGAGTGACTCGGGGGGTGGGCCACTCGCCCTACACAATTTAGTGCTTGCCTTCGTTTAGAAGGATGGTGCGCTTAGACCTGTGCCTGAAATGATCGAGGCTGCAAGTGGGTAGCGCTCTGCTGTGTATGCGGCGTAGCCGTAAACGACAGACTTGATTGTGAGGTTGCCAGCGCCTGTCGCATCGAAGCGAAGTGCGAATGGTGATCCTGGCTGCTCCCAGAGATGTGATTCGCTTGCTGTTACGCAATAGATTTCATCCTGGTTTGTTGTTGTTCCGTATGTTGTTCCGATGTTTGCATCGGTGATGATTGGAAGTCCGAGCATCTGGTATCCGGAGTTTCCGTATGCTGGTGCTCCGCCTACGCCTACTGCGTTCATCGCGCCGTTTGCTGCTGGTACAACAAGTGGACGGTTTGTGCTGTCCACTGCTGCGAGCAAGAATGCAAGACGACGTGGGTGAACTACCCAGTGTGAAGGTGAAACGAATGCGTTTGTCTGGATCTGTGCAATCGCATCAGCAAGCTTTGGATAAAGCAGGCCGACTGTTGGTGCTGTTGATGTGAATGTGATTGCGTTTCC